CGTAACAAAGACTTTAGTTACAGTATTGTAAAAGGTGGTCATTACGGCTACAAAAGTATGTGGAATTATGCAAAGAACAACATACCAAAAGATAAGCGTATGTTATTTATGAAATTAAATCTTTTACAAACAGAAAAAGAAATTAAGAAAAGATTGTATGAGATTGCATCACATTGGTATGTAGGCGATGACAAAGTTGAAAATGGTTCTTTTACTTATGTTAGAAGACCAAGCAAACACAATCGCAAACGTACCTTTGGTAATTATTATAGATACGAGAAGTAATGCTTAGCATAGACTACATCGTAAGGTGTAGTCAATGGTAGGTATCGTAAAGTTATCACCATAGCCTTGCACCTAAGACATACGGTGTAAGGGTAAAATGAGAGCTAGACTAGGCTAGACACTCTGAAATAATACAGTTGGACTGCAATCCAACTAATGAAGCGTAGCTGTCGCAAGCAGGAAAAACTACGATAGGGAGCTAGTGAGGGACATTTGGTCAATGTGAAACTACGAGTTAGCCGAAAAGACAAAGTCTAGGTAAAACATCTATGGTCATCTCATCTATGGGTTGTGATAAGGTAAAAGGATTGACGCACCACTTATCACAACACGATAACTTTACGCTATCTATATGGGTAAGCGAGGGGAAATTTGGACTTAATGAACCTTGCCCTGTAACACGGAATACCCAAGTCCTGTAGTTAGCTTAAAGGGATATTGTTTATTATGTCAGAAAAAGTAGATTGGGAAGTAATTAGCCCACTTGTTAAGAAGTAAAAGATTGAAAACAGTATGACACGTTTATTACCACTGATAGTAGATAGACTTAGGTAATTAGAAAACTTAACTAACGAAAAAATAATAAATATATATTCCTTTAAGCTATCTATTAGTAGGAGCTAAATAACTATTGCCCTGTTGATTAGTAACTGAAAGTAGGTAGCTTGTAGCACATAAGAGGATGAGGTGGGATAGGTAGTCTCTCTTTGAGAGAGTGTGTATTGTGTGTTACAAGCTATCTATAAAGATAAGCAAAAAGAAAGGGATATATGGAAGATATAGTAGTAGAAAAAATGACAGTTTACATTGCAAGTAAACAAAGATACGATAATCTTACCGAAATAATAGATACCGTGACAGATTTAGGTAGAAGTTCGGGCGATTTTACTGTTATTGACTGGGAAAACCCAGTAGAGTATGAGTTAATAGAGAAAGGGGACTAATGAGTCACAATTTAATAAAAGGACTAAGAGCAGATACTTTACGCTATCTAGTAGAAACTGGTATTGTTTACAGCAAGGAGAACACTAAGCGTTCTGAAAGCTCAAGACCAATCAATCCTATTGCAACACAAAAGATTATGGATTGGGGAGAAAATGCAATATTGGAAGCAGATAGACTGAAAAGAGAAGGTAAATCTGACGAAGAAATAAAAGAGAAACTTGATTTTTATATGGAAGAATTAGGTCTACAAATCTATGAACAATATAAATTTCAACAAGCAATATTTTATTCGTTGGCAGATTTAGCATACAAACAGATAGGTATGCTAGCACCTAGCACTGCATAGAAAGGGAATGTATGAATACAGGATTGTTTATTCTAGTTGTATTACTTGCTGTAGCTTGGTGGATTTCAGGTGAAGTTCACAGGTTACAAGCTAACAAGCAAGAACAACTAGATGATGAGTTAGCACTTGCAAGAATTGTAGGTGTGTTAGAGGAGTAACATATACCCCTTATGTATGGTACGCTAACTAGCCCTCTTCGGAGGGCTTTTTAGTATGTAAAATAAATTTTAAAAACCGCTTAACAAAAGTTAAATAACTTTACTATAATGAAACTATGAGTACAACAATACTTGATGTGCCTAAAGAATGTAACACGATTGCAGTTCTTTATCACGGTAACGTAGTACAGTTTGCATCTACAAAAGATGCAATGCTCTTCTGTGAGAAGATGAGACTACGAATTACAGGAAGAGATAGACAAGGTAATGTATATCTAATCAAGGCACAAAAAGAAGACAACACTTTATAACAACTAAATAAGAAAGGAGCATCGTGGACGATGTGCAACTACTAGCTAGTGCTAGAGAAAACATAACAACAACCCAAATGAAACAAGAATATGATATGTTATTTGATGCGTTACGAGAAGCATCAACAGAGTTATATCAAATCAAAGAGTTAGAAAAGACTTGGATTGATACAAGAAACCATATTATTAAACGTTTATATCACGAACACAAAGTAAGTATGCAGAAGATTGCAACTGTTTGTGGTATTACAAGACAAATGGTGCATTACATATGTACTGACAAGAAAGAGGTGAACAATGGCTAAGTTTAATCTTAATGATTATGAATTAGTTGAAGACAGACTCAAAAAGTTTTGGAAAGATAATCCAAACGGAAGAGTAGAGACAGAGGTAGTACACATTACTGATGACGGTAGTTGTGTAACTGTAAGAGCGTTATGCTACAAAGACATAGAAGATGTAAACCCAGTATCAACTGGTATTGCACAGGAAACAAAAGGTCAAGGCGGCTTCGCAAATGCTGACGCTTGGATGGAAAACTGTGAGACATCTGCTATTGGTAGAGCATTAGCTAACTGGAACTATCAAGGTACTGGTAAGAAGAGACCAAGTAGAGAGGAAATGTCAAAGGTTGATAAGCAACCGTCAACAAAAAAAGAAGTAGTACAAGAGACTACGACACTCCCTTCTAAAATTACAGCAACAGCTGTGAAATCTCTTGTATTAAGTATGTGTAATGATGACAAGAACTTTGCTAAGAAGTGCTACGAGACAAGTATGACACGTCTTACAATGGACAAGAGCATCAGCACAGATGTATCTGAGTGGAGTAACGAAACAGTAGATAAGTTTATGTTGCTTGTAGAAAGTTATGTCACAAAATTTAAACAAGAGTTTGAAAATAGAGCTGGCAACAGTGAAGTAGTCAATACTATTATAGAAACATTAGGAAGCGTAGAAGAAAAAGAAAGTGAGGAAGATATGGACTTTAGTAATGATGATTGGAAAGCAGGTAAAGAAGCAGACCCTATGACAGATGCACAAAAAGGTTTCTTAGAAACTTTAATTACACAGTGCATTGACAATGGTAAAGATGAACTTGCCGCTGAAGCAAAACAATATCTTAACTCAGACAACACAAGCAAAGTAACTTGTTCAGATATGATAAGCAAGTTAAAGAATGCGTTGTCTTAGTTGTAACGTTGGCGAGTATGACATATACGGAGAACCAAGTTACATAAAGAATAATTATTGTAAAGATTGTAGGAGAATATTAAATGTTAACACAGACAGAAGTAATTAAAAGGTGGAATGACATACATATATTTGACGAACCGTTGATTGAGGTAGAGGATAATCCATTCTCTACCTATGACGCACAAAGCAGTCAGTATATTGTAGAGATTAAATCACGAGACAAGCTGTATGACAGTTGGATAATAGAGAAGTATAAGTTTGATATTAACTTTGAGGACAGTGTAAGAACAGGAAGAGACTTCTTGTATGTTACAGAGTACAGAAGAAAGTTAATGGTATGGAACTTAAACGATTTAGTTGCAGTAGATTACTGCTTCAACTGGCACAAGAGATGGCTTCCAAAGACAACAGACTTTGAGAACAAAGAAAATGTATTAAAAGAAGTAGGATATCTACTTACTAGTTACGCTAGAGAATATTAAGGAGAAGATATGATTGATGTAATGTTAAGCAAAGCAACAGAAGGTATGTTGATTGCAGAATTATTAAACAGAAGAAATGAAAAGGAAGTACCTTTGTTTATGGGTAAAAGCATATTGTTGCCTAATGGACAACAACAACTACTTGCAATACTTCCTAACATACAGATACTTACAACAGCTACAGGAGAAGAAGAATAATGTGTAAAGAATGTGGTCATCCACCGGAAACAACATTGTCACACAGTGGTTTATGTACACCGTGCCTGGCATATTATTTTGAAGATTGTGTTTAAACTATCTTGTAGTTATCCCATCCGTCCTTATCTATCGTAAAGGTAAGGACACCTGGCTTACTCCACATACCAGTCCTTGCAGTAAAATCTATACTTGCATCTATTGAAGGACATTGAAACCAAGTTCTATTACCTTGCTGCATCATACGAGGGTGATGAAAGTGTCCAGTAATTAATATCTCAGCATCACCTACAGGAAAATCACCAAACATCTGACCTTGCCACCACTTCATTATCTTACCTTCAGGACCTGTACCGCCTGCGTGCATATGTCCGTGGGTGAAACCGACAGTTAAATTTTTTATCTTTAATGTATGATGAAAGCCTTCCGGTATTGACACCTCTACTTTGTCATAGCGTGGGTTCTGCTCCATAATCTCACCACATATTTCTAAGTGCATAGTGTCAGAGTTATCTAATCTTGATGTAACTACCTGACCTTTGCCACTGCGAGCTTGCTCACCGTGGTTAGCGGGAACTCCGGACAATACAATCTTGTTTGCATACGGTAAAAATGTATCAACAGTCTTCATAATTAGTTTTCTTGCTAGGTGATACTGTTGAGATAGGTTTAAAGATATATTATGAGGTTGAGAATCGTAAAATCCATAGCAACCTTCGGTCAAATCGCCCATAGAAAGCAAATAAATCTCGTCTATGGTACCCAGTGACCTAACCTCTTGTACTGCTCTCTCAAGTGCCTTATCGTATCTCTCAAGCGTTTTCTCCACTCCAAGGTCAACTTTTCCTAACTGCCAGTCACTCATCGTAAATATGTAGGCTGTGTCACCTTTGTGTTGCTTTTTCTTTAGAGGTTTTTTCTTTGATACTTCTTTAAGAAGTTTGTTGTACCACTCATCACGAGCAGGATGTCTTCTTCGTACAATACCTTTGAATGCGTGAAAGGTTTCTACATTTCCACCTTTCAATTGGGCGTTCCAGGAGCTAGCCCTAACTTTACCTTCTATTTCGTAATGTTTAGGGTCAAATCCCCACTCTCGTAGGATAGAATCAAACTTATTTTTATAGTCAGGGTCAGTTCCTATGTGTGTTATTTCACCAAGACCGGATTGCTCATCAAACTCTGCTGACGGTTGCCATCCGGAACGGTAATAGTTATTACCTAAGTCTTTTTTATCAGTCATATGCAGCCTTTCTGTTAACTATATTATACAGTAAAACTATGACTTTTTCAGCTACTTAGTTATTTGTTTTTTTGCATATGTCTTGATAACGGCTAAAGCAGCACCACCGCCAGCTAATGCAGCTAGCTGAAGTGTCTCTGCCTCAACACCAACCAATGGAGCGACAGTTAAAGCCCCAATAAAGGCTTCAATGAAGGTCCATCCAGTTCTTTCAAGCATATCTTTGAGGTCTTCACTCATTTTATACTCCCACGAATCGGACCAAGGTGTCCACCATACATCTTTTTTAAATGTACCATCCTGGTTTCTTGCTCTTTTAATTCTATCAAACATTATTGTATTAACCTGCCTTTCAACATAGCATTAGTTTGTAACACATTACCGTTGATTTCTTGTAGCTTTTCATATACTGTGTCAGCTAAAACAACGTGGTCTTTAGCTTTATTATCCACTTCTTTTTCTAATAATTTATTTATTGTTGTGTATTCTATGGTCACATTTTTACCTTGAAGTAATTGACTTGCTACTTTTGCATACATTTTCTTGTAAGCTACAGTACTTGACCCTATGAATCCATCTTTAGATATTTCTAAATCTTGTTGTGTCTCTCCTACAATCAAACAACCTGATGTATGTTCATCAGTGTTACCAGTGTGTATAAGAATGTAGGTAAAGTTAGGCACATCTTGTATATGCAACATACCATAATGGGCGTTCTTATATCTCTCAGAGTACTTGGAGTGAAATCCTCCTGTCTTTCTAAACTTAATATCATAAGTTCCTTCAGGTATGCAAGTTTCGTGCATTACCTTTACTGCTTGATACTGGTCTTCTAATGTATAACATTCAAAGATTCCATTTATAAATAGCAAACCATTTGTTGCGTCTGTTCCGAATTGTGTTCTAACTACAGTTAACTTCACCTATACCTCCATATTCTCCGTTACATATCGTAATGTAGGTACCTTCTTCATTAACAAAAGTTGTACACATTACTTACCACCACAGCGACCACTACCACAGCAGTCCATTTAGTCTCCTTTTCTAAAGCTAATTGTCAATAACCAAATAGCTAATGTTATTATAGTAGCAACGCCTGTGATTTGTCTTGCACTCCCGGTAAGAGTCAAAGTAGCAATAATTAAACCAACCAAAGTCCAACTAAGGTTGAGTGTTTCTTTTATTGCGGCTACAAACCAGGTCCATAGCTTGTTAATCATAGACTTCTCCTAAATACAAAAGCTGCCATACTAGCTATTCTAGTCAAGATTACAGGAACCACGACCTCCTGTGCTTTTTCTTTTTGGTCTTGTGTCATATCATCTCCTATGTTACTTATAGTTACTCCTTCAAAATCTAAATCTACGAATACCTCTATAGGATTTTCTAAAAATGCTTCGTAAGTTACCTCTGTAACCACGTCAGCAAGTGTGTAGTTCTCTACTTCTGCGTTCTCTACAGCTCTCTCTACATATTCTTCTACTGCTTTAGCTACGACTTCGTCCTGTTTAACAGCTTCAGCAATAATCTCAACGTCTTCTTCTTCTACTTGTAATACTTCTGCAACAACAGCAACCTGTTCTTCTGTAAGTTCTTCTACATTTTCTATAGCTTCTTCAACAACAGCTTGTACAACTTCTTGTACTTCTTCTGTTGCCTGGTCTAAGTTTTGTACACCAATGTCATTAACTTGCTCTATAACTTCTATGACTTCTTCAGTAGTAACTTCTTCTATGACAATATCTTCAATGACTTCTTCTACTTCAGCAACTTCTACAGCTACTTCTTCTTCAGTAAGTTCTTTTACTTCCTGTATAACCTCGTCTTTGACATCTTCCTCTTGAACTGTTTCTTCTCCGATGTTGTCATCTCCTGATATCTCTTTATCCAGCTCATCTTCTATGACTTCCTCAACATCTTCCTGTATTGACTCATCCAAAACTTTCTCTGTAACTTCTTCAACTTCTTCATCTACTATCTTCTCTATAACTATCTCTTCTAAATCAAAGACTTCTTCCTCAAACTTAAACTCTTCTTCAAGTTCCTTAGCATCAATCTTATCTTCCTCTTCAACAATGATTTCTTCTTCCAAAGGTTCAAGTTCTTCCACTTCATCTTCAGACTCCAGGTCAAGTACCATATCATCATCTTCGTAAAACTCTTCTTCGGTATCGTATTGTTGTTCATCTTCCTCAATAATATCACAATCACCACGCTCTATTTGTGCATCAGTCATATAACATCCAAACTTTTCTTCATTAGCTTTACGCTCATTGTCACGCTCTACTGTGCCATCTTCAACTTCATATTCTTCATATTCACCAACAGAACCATCATCCATTACAACCACAACTTTAGGTGGCGGTGGCGGAGGTGGTGGCGGAGGTGGAGGTGGCAAAGTTGTAGTAGTTGTTGTAGTGGTAGTAGTTGTTGTAGGCATAACATACTTAAAAGATATGTCATCTAGTAAAGACCAATCATTTAGATAAATAGTAAAAGAATCAATAAATGTATCTAGTGTATCGTATATGTTATAAATATATTCTTCCCACATAGTTTCATCTGATACCCATTGTTGTGCAGATATTGTATCTGTTTCTGTTGTTTCATCTGTATGTGTATAAGTTACACTACCTTCATTGTTTACTGCACCTACAATAAAACCTACTTCGTATATTTCTATTTCAAGTTCTTCTTCATCTACTGTTATTGTTTCAGGCAAATCAAAAGAATAATTAGCACCATCTCCACCGTGTTGTTGATATTCAAGGTTCATACAAAAGTCTGTACAACCATACTTACCAGACCAAATATCATCTATAACAATATTATTTTCTACTTCATTACCTTGTGTATCTAATTCATCTTCTGGTAAAACTATATCAGTAGCTTGCTCCCAGGTTTCAGGAACAGTTGTTGTAGTTGTAGAAGTAGTTGTAGTAGTCTCTTCCTCCACAACTTCCTCTTCTTCTACAGGAGGTGGACCATCAAAGGTTTCTACTTCTTCGGTTTCTCCTGGGATAGTAGTAGTAGTAGTGCTAGTAGTAGTAGTGGTAGAAGTATCTGTAGTATCTGTATTGTTTTCATTAGCATATAAAGGTAATGGTAGCAGTAAAATTACTGCGAATAAGACTCGCAGCATTACATTACAATCGCTGCAACAACTCCACCCAGTGCTACAAGTAGCGTTAATACTTTATAAAACTCTGCTTTGTCTAGTTTTGCATCTAGTTTTTCTTCTAGTCTGTCAAGTCTTTCAATGACCATATTGAGTAATTCCTTCTGTGTGTAGCCATTGTTGTCTAACATTTATGGTAAGTCCTCGTGAGATAACCAATCCCACTCTTTATCCCAGTCTTTTTGTGTAGGTGTAGATAATTTTTTAAGGTAAGATACTATTTCTTTACAGAGATAACCTACGAAAAATCCAAATAAAAAATCCATACTTTGGATTGTATCATAAGATTATTTATTAACTAGGTTTTGGATTATCTGATTTAACTTGTGCTATGTGGTCTTTCCAAGTTGTTGTACCATTAACATTATCCCAGTACATCATATCTAACTGGTCATTGATTGAACCATACGCATTTAATCTTGCTTCAATCCAACCATTTTCTTGTACATCAAATCTACTTTCAGCTAATTCTGAAATAACACCATCAACAGATTTATTTAGAGGTTTCTCTGCCTCTACTTCTGTTCTAACTTCTGATTTAATTTCTTCTAATGTTGCCATATTTTCTCCTAACTATAATTATATCCATATAAACCAAAATAACCACTAGCTATGCTATAACTATCTACAAATATTTGAACACCTGTGCAAGTTTGTTTTGCTTTACGATAGCCACCACCTTTAATAGCGACTAAATTTCCACCTGAGTTTGTACCACTTTGTTCAATATCCCACCTTGCTTCACTATCATTGTCGTACGCTTTATAAAGATTTATATTTGCGTTATAACACTCGCCTGTGTCTGCACTACTATCCCCTATATACATTAAATCATTTCCTGTATATCTATAATCTGTTGCAAGTCCTGACCACTGAAAATCACTCACTGCGTTATGACTTTCCCATTGTGTAAAATAATTATTTCCTGTTTCTGGACTACCACCTACAATCCAACGCATACGCCAACTATTTCCACTAGTGTTGTTAGGTCTAGCATTAGTTATTAAGACTTTGTAAATGTCATAAGTTGTGTCTATTCCTGTAAGCGTTACGCTTGCAACATCACTTGTAACAGTTGTACTACTAACCAAAATTAATTCACCTGCCATAATTTAACCCTCTCCATATCCATAGACTGCCATATCTATTTCTAAATTGCCTGTAGAACTATAAGTTTGTATGCCTGTAATTCTTTGTACATTTTTAATACCTACTAATCCATAAAATACTCTCTCTCGTGGGCTTGCTAAGTCCATATATCTACTTGAATATCCTGTTGTATATCTATCTGTATCATAAGGATTAGTTACACTTTGTCTAATACTTACAACACTGTCGCCATTAAAAGTGCTTGTATTCATTGTTGTATGATTTGTCGCGTATTCTACTGCGCTGTATTGGTCAACACGCCAATATCCAATGTTATATTCACTTGCAGTTATAACACTTCCCGAACTATCTAAAAATCTTTGACTACAATTAGTAGCAGTACTTCCGCTAGCTTTTTTAATTGTTGTTATAACTTCATACATATTATATCTTTCATTAAAGCAATTAGTTAAATCTAAACTTGCAACATTACTACCACTTAACGCTTTTATTTTTATAAATTTACCTGCCATTATTTTGTTATCCCATATAAAGCTAGTTGCCCACTAAAAGTATATCCACTCATATAAATATTAAAACCGTCAACTGTGCTATTACTTTGATAAAACCCTGCACCACGATATGGGCTAGAGCCACTAGCATAACTTTGTCCTATTGTTTGACTGTGAATTGTTGTCCAATAATTAGAATTATGAGCAAAAGAAATCAAAGCCCAACCGT